CTAAGTATGTATTATATACCCAAAACCATTTAATGTCAACCTCAGAATATTTGTTCTCATAGAAGCAAAAAGCCCCATAAACACTAGTTTTACGGGGCTTTTGTTCTTATAAGAACATTAATGCTCGATTGTCCATTTGATCAACTTATTGAAGCCGATTCCGTCACGTTCGGTATATTTAATTGCACCGTGTAGTTTGACAGATTCTTTTTCAAAATAAGTATCCCATAAATGTAGTAACTCGTTTTTACCATCAATGTCAATTTTATATGGAATGCTACGTTCGTCTTTTAACCAATACTCAGCAGTACGTTTTCCATGTTTATGATTTATTGTGAATTTTTTGATCGGAGTCAACTCTACGGTTCTTTGGTATGCTATTTGCGCCCCTTCAAACCGTGTATTCAAATCTCTAAACATTACATCAGTTTCAATATCATAGTCATAGAATTCAGGCAACCGATAAATCAGTGGCATCATTTCTTCCTTGACTAACTTGCTATTGCCATGAATGAAGGTACTCAAATCTTTTCTATAATTAGTAAATGGTTGTTCCTTCAGTGTCAACATCATAAGTTTCTTACTGTAGTAGTCACGGATATCATTTGCCCTGTCTCTATCTTCCTGAGTCATCTCATTGAATAATATTTCGTCAGTAAGTCTAGTGGGTTTAATTGCAGTAAGACCCTGATTAACTAATGGGCGTAATCTATGCCAAGTAACACTCAATGCTAGTACATCCTCAGTGGTTTCAAACACTTCATATTTTTTTACATTATTGGATTGAGCAAACCAATCTAAAGTTAAATCATTAGAATAGTTGTTTGGTCCAGTAATAGAAATTGTATTCGCAAAAGGACTATGATTGCTACCAACTGCGCCTAGAACAGGATTAGTTAGTATACCTGCCTGTCGTGCCGCAATTTGTGATAACGTTGTATTTGAGTTTAACTTTATATTAGCCAATTGTATATTCCATGTTAATATGAGTTATTATACTATAGAAAATAAAGAATGTCAATGTTTTTTTGCCCTATTACGCCTGCGGGTCGCTTCTTCTTCCCCAAATATTTCTTCCCAAGTTTTTCCTTTTTTTGCCTCTGACATTTTTGAAATCTGATTGGGGGTCATTTTTCTTCCTGTAAGTTTTTCTTTTATTTTTTTCACACGGACCTCTGAATATACTTGTCCGATTTGATGGGCATTGCCAGCAATACTACGATTTTTTGCCCCTTCTTTTATTCGTCCATCAGTTTCTTTAGTTAATCCTTTATTCCATGGCGTGGATGTTTTTTGTTTACCCTTTAATTTTTCTGAGAGTTTTCTTTTATGTTCTTCTGTAAAAACTCTCTTTTTTCCTTTTTGTGAGGGAGGTTTTGCATCAGTTTTTATGTTAGTTAAAACACCAAAATCATCGTATCCTACTCTACCCAAAGTTCTAATCAATTCTTCTTCTTTGGTGTAAGCATCTTCACTGGTGAGATTTTCAAATAAATATTTAACCATGGGCTCATATCCCAAGTCCCTAATTTCATTTATTCTGTTATCTTTTCGTGGATTATTTGTTTTTTTGTTAGGTGTTAAATGAGAACGGGCGCGGTCTCCTTTGCCCTTCCCTACATAAAACGGTTGATTGTTAATTGGATCAATTAATTGATATACATAATAGATTTTTGACATTTTGTTTCGCCTCTAATCTATTTATCAAAATATTACGACATTGATATATCTTCCATGCCGGCTGCTCTTAAACGAACAATATGACCTAGCATGAAATTTTTTGATTCTAATGCCTTCATAATGCCAAGCCAACGATTACGTAGTAATGCTACTTCGTTAATCAATACTTCCATATCAATTACTTCATCTTCGCCTTCAGCATACTTTTCAGCATCACGGCTTGTCAATGCTCTATTATACGCTTCTAAATATTTTTGAAAATGTTTTCGGCGAATTTTCCGTAATTGAATATTTAAGTAGTTGAGTACCGCTTCTACTTCTTGTAGTTGGTTGAATCTGTGTTCTGTGACACCGGGTATTGCAGCAATGTTCTTTTCAACATTGCCGTATATCTTTACCTCTTTTTTAGCATTCTCTAATTCAGCTTCAAAGTACTGAATGAAATCTGGGAGTACTCCCAGATTTACTGTTATGCGTGTATACCAATTCATTTAGTCCCATTCGTCTAAATCTTCTTCTTCAAAATCTTCATATTCTTCTTCTTGAAAATGTTCTTCGGCATAACCTTTTAATGCTTTAGTGATATCTTTGTCCTTAAAGGCATCTTTGATATCATCTATCTCATAGTTATTGTCAATTAAGAAATTGACAAGTGTGTCTGCCGCATCGTCACGTTCATTCAAATCAATATGTTCACGTAATGCTTCCCAAACTTCTGATATAACATCTAAACTCATTCTGTAACGTCCTCCGTAGGTGTTACAGTACTTATCACACTTTTAGTTTTTCCAGTATATTCAAGCATGACTTTATCTAGTATGCCATCTTTGTTTGCTTCCCAGCCCTTGCGGAATGATTTAAGAATCTCACCATCTTCGGTAGTGTATACCAAGCTGTTTCCTTCTTTCTTCAATGCGCCAGACTTCTCAAACATATCGGTCAATCCACTGTAAGGACTCATGCCTGATTCATAAGGAATCTTAACTTGAATGCTTTCAAAAGGTTTCGCATAGCGAGTTTTCATAATCTTGCAAGCAGCACGAATACCGTTTACTTCACTAACCTTGTTACCATCTTCATCCTCTTTGAGTTTGAGTTTCTTCATAGCAACTACGATACTGCTTGCGTAAACAAATCCTTGACCACCACTGATCTTGTCATCTGGGTCAAACATATCTTGACTTGCGTATGTGTGATTAGTGGCAACCAATCCTACATTGTGACTACCAAACATATTAACACAGTTACGAACAAGTGCGGTTAGTGCTTTAGGCTTACGACCCATGTCACCCTTCATATCACCTGCTTCAAACTGATTAACGTCAGTTGGAGTCAATAGCATACCAAGACTGTCAATGATGAACAATACTTTTGGTTTGTCTGCTTCATTCATTGCTTTGTATGACTTCATAAATTCTGATATAGTTTTACCCACATCATCAATCATAGCCATATTCAATTTAAGCAATTTACTTTCGTCTGTGTCTACGCCCAATGCGTGTAGCCACTTTTCATCTAATGCATTTTCTGTGTCAATGAGTACAACATAAATGCCTTGTTCTTGTGCGTGACGGACTAGGTTTCCTGAGCAGATGAAACTCTTTCCTGATCCTGATTCTCCGGCAAAGACAGTAACTTTACCAAGAGGTACGCCTTTGTTAAAATCACCGCTAATGAGATAATTAAGCCCATAGTTTCCTGTACTGATCCAATCGGTTGGATCGTTATATCCTATGCTAAGTCCTTCAATACTTTTTGTAATTTCTCGGCGAAATTTTGATACATCAAAGGGCTTAGCCATGAGTTTTTTCCTTTATATAATTCATAATTTTTTCCAATTCTTCAATAGTCATATCTGACTTTAATTTATTTGCTCTCCAGGAAATTATAAAAACATTCCCCGGAACATACCCTAATTCAGGAACTACCTTATCTATGGTTGCTTTCGCAGGATCACGCAAATGACCTGTTTTTCCTCCCCAAGCATAATTTAATTTAATTCCCAACACGGGGCAATATTCAGGTTGCTCTATCTCATCAAGTTCAATAGAAAAGAGTATACCTTTTTTAAGTGAAGCATTCTTTCGCTGCCTGAATTGTACTGCCATTGTGTTTTTCATTGCCCTATAGTTATCCCTATCACGATGATAGTGATTTCCTCTAGAACACTCTACACATGCCCAAGAAGAAGTAAAGCGTTCGGCGGTGTGTCCTTTTTTACAAGGACGACCCGTGAAGTAGGTATTTCTACCTTCTTCTAATGCCTTCTTACGCTCTTGTTTCTTGGGCATATTATTTTCTTTCTTTGTTATCTGAATGTTCCGTTAGTATACACACTAAACGGCTGCTTATCAAGTAGATCGGGACATTTTTCAGCAATTGAATCAATTTCCCAATCTAGTGGATAGTGACGTAATGCGGCTCTTGCGCGGTCTCTGATTAAACTAGGTACACGTGGTGTACGACCAGGATCACACAATTCCTCTAATAGTTTTTTACCTTGCTTTAATGCACGGTATCTTTCGTCTGGTAGCGTCATATTGTTCTCCTAAAATAGGGGCCGTAGCCCCTATTGAGATTAAGACTTTTGTCTAGCCTTGATCATGGCTAGAATGTCTGCTGCCTTGTCACTTGATGTAGTTGCTGCTGGAACGACTACTGGAGCACTAGTGAAAGATGCCTCTGCTGCCGCAACATCTTCTTCCCAAGCGGGTAGACTAGATTGTGCTACTGGAGCAGTGCGAGTTGGCAATGGTGCCGATTCGTTTGCTGAACCAGCTGGAGCATCAAGACCCCAAGGACGGAAGTATTGTCCCCAGCGTTCGTTGTCATATGGTTGACCATC